CCTTCCCGGAACTGAAGACCACCACCATCAAGACGTGGCAGATGTGGTTCCCGGACAACATCGCCCCGATGAAGTGGGACTCCCCGATCAGTTCGCGGATCAGTATCTCCGACATCGGCGACGGCACCGCGCTCGACCTTGAGGTGCTGTTCATAGCACTGGATTCCCCCGAGGACACCGGCAAGCTGCGCTCGCTGGAACTTACCGGGGCGTGGATCAACGAGTGTTCCGAAGTGCCCAAGGAAGTGTTCGACATGCTCACCCAGCGGGTGGGCAGATACCCGCCGAAGAGTTGGGGCGGGCCGGTGGACACCGGGGTGATCTTGGACACCAACCCGCCCGACGACGACCACTGGTACTACCACTTCGCGGAGGAGAAGACCCCGGAAGGCTGGTTCTTCTTCAGGCAACCCGGGGCGCTGCTCAAGAAGCCGAGGGACAGTCAACAACTGTTGCGTCTGGACAACGAGGCGGTGGTCGAGGACTACTCGCCCAACCCGTCCGCCGAGAACGTACAGAACATATCCAACGGCTACCAGTACTGGATCAACCAGATTCCCGGCAAGAATCAGGACTGGATCAACGTCTTCCTGCTGGGCCAGTACGGGACGACCGCCGACGGCAAGCCGGTGTACCCGGAGTGGGACGACAACACCCACGTTTCCCGCGAGCCGCTCAAGTACATCAACGGCTCCAGACTGTTTCTGGGCTGGGACTTCGGCCTGACCCCGGCCTGCATCGTCGGCCAGATCACCCCCAAGGGCCAGCTACAGATTCTGCGCGAGTACGTGTCCGACGACATGGGCATCCGCCAGTTCGCCCGGGTGATCGTCAAGCCTGCCTTGGTCAACGCCTTCCCGAACACCAAGATGGAGTCGGCCTGCGACCCCGCCGGGAACGTGCGCTCACAGATCGATGAGAAGACCTGCGTGCAGGAACTGTTGGAAGCCGGTCTGTACACCGAGACGGCACCGACCAACGACTTCATCCAGAGACGGGAAGCGGTCGCCTACTTCCTGACCCAGTTGAACGGGGGCAAGCCCGGGTTCCTGCTCGACCCGTCCTGCTCTGTACTGAGGAAGGGCTTCAACGGCAAGTACCGCTACGAGCGCATCCGCGCGGCGGGCGAACGCTACAAGGATCGCCCTCTTAAAGACGAGTACAGCCACCCCCATGACGGTCTTCAGTATCTCTGTATGCGGATCAGGGCGGCGATGAACCCGGTCCGCCACAAGCCGGTGACCATGAAAAGCGCGAGCGGGTGGACCTGATGCTCAACCAGTCGCCCACCAAGTCGGCAGCAATCGTCTATCTGGATCGTCCGGTTCCAGATACCGAGATCACCGTCAACGCCAAGAACACCGGCCACATCGCGCCGGACTCGCTGTTCCACAGCGAACTCTCCAAGCACCTCAATCTGTGCTGGGAGCGGGCCAAGAACGAGAAGAACTCCGGCGTGCAGGAGCGGCTGCTGGCCTGCCAGCGACAAAGACGTGGCGAGTACGACCCCTCCAAGATGTCCGACATCCGCAAGACCGGCGGGTCGGACATCTACATGATGCTGACCGACGTCAAGTGTCGTGCTGCGGAGTCGTGGATCAAGGACGTGCTGTCGAGCGCCGGAACCGATGTGTTCGACCTCGACCCTGCCCAGAACCCGGAGCTTCCGCCGGAGATGAAGCAGGCGATCATCGATCAGGTCCGCATGGAGGCCATCGCCGCCGTGCAGGAGGGTGGCACGCTGCTGCCGCAGGACGTGCAGAAGCGGCTCACCGAAATCCACGACCGCGCTCTGTACATGCTGCGGGAAGGAGCCGACAAGACGGCGTCGCGCATGGAAGGCAAGATGCGCGACCAGTTGAGGGAAGGCGGCTACGAGGAAGCGTTCGCCGACTTCATCAACGACTTCGTGACCTACCCGACTGCCATCGTCAAGGGTCCGGTGGTCAAGCGCAAGCCGAGGATGACGTGGGGTCCGAACCACCAGCCGGTGCAGGTCAACGACCTCGTCCAGAGCTTTTCCCGGGTCAGCCCGTACGACCTCTACCCAAGCCCGGGGAGTTCCGGTCCCAACGACGGCTACATCATCGAGCGCCACCGGCTCTTATCCACCGCTCTGTACAACATGATCGGTGTGCCCGGTTACAACAACAAGGCGATCACCGCCGCGCTGGAAACCTACCCGAAGGGCTACAACAATTGGCTGTCGGGCGACTCGCAGCGCGACAGCATGGAAGGCAAGAACCTGACCTTCCAGAGCGAAGAACTGGACGTGCTGGAGTTCTGGGGCACGGTGCCCGGGAAGATGCTCAAGGAGTGGGGCCACAAGGGTGATCTGGAGTCCCAGAAGCCATACGAGATCAACGCGTGGTGGATCGGCCCGCACGTTCTCAAGGCGGTGATCAACCCCCACCCGCTGGGAGCCAGACCGTACAGCACGTCGTGCTGGCAGAAGATTCCCGGTGCGTTCTGGGGCGGGGCGCTGCCGGAACTGATGCGCGACATCCAAGCGGTCTGCAACGCCGCCGCCCGGGCCTTGGCGAACAACATGGCGATAGCGTCGGGTCCACAGATCGAGGTGGTGGTGGACCGGCTTCCAGAGGGCGAGGACGTGACCAGCATCTTCCCGTGGAAGATTTGGCAGGTCACCAGCGACAAGACCGGCGGTGGGCAGCGCGGCGTCAACTTCTACCAGCCGACCTCCAACTCGGCTGAGTTGATGGGCATCTACATGCAGTTTTCCAAGCAGGCCGACGAGATCACCGGCATCCCCAACTACGTCTACGGCTCGTCCTCTGTAGGCGGGGCTGGGCGCACCGCATCCGGCCTGTCGATGCTGATGGACAACGCTTCGAAGGGCATCAAGCAGGCCATCGCCAACATCGACATGGCAATCGACGGCGTGGTCAGCCGTCTGTACATCCACAACATGATCTTCGACCCGGACCCGTTCCTGAAGGGCGACTTCCGGGTCAACACCCGTGGCGCGATGGGCCTCATCTCCAGAGAGCAGCAGGCCAACAACAAGCGCGAGTTCTTGGCGCAGACCGCGAACCCCATCGACATCCAGATCATGGGCATCGACGGACGCCGCTACCTGCTCAAGGACATCGCCCGCACCCTACAGATGGACACCGACAAGCTGGTGCCGGAGCCGAAGCCGGACCCGATGCAGGCCAGCGGACCGCCACAGCCGGGGATGCCGCCGCCCGGGCAACCACCCGGGCCTCCGGGCCAGATGCCGCCGCCGCAGATGGGCGGACCGGCCACTGTGCCCGGACCGCAACCGCAACAACCGCAGCTACCCGCGCCGCCGCAGGCGGCTCCCGCAGCCGTTCCTGTTCAGTAAGGAGAGCAACATGCCCACCAAGATCAAGGCCGTATCCAAGGACGTTGGCAAAGGCGGTCACAAGGTCGGTGCCTTCACCCAGAAGGGTCACCCGCCGTCGGGTGCGAGCGTCGGCGTGGTTCACAAGGACTTCGGACCGAAGGGCAAGTCGGCCACGGTGGTCAAAGCGCCGCACAGCTTTCGTCCCTTCCCGGCGATGATCAAGGAAACCAAGAAGGCCAAGAAGGCGTAGCCATGAACCGCGACTGCAAGAAGGGCCACAAGTACGCGGACGGCGGCATCGCCTCCGGGATCGTGATCAAGGGTCCGGCGGCGACGACCCACATCGACTACAAGAAGTCCGGTCCGTCCAAGGAGGCCGGGGGTAACCGCAATCTGTGGACGAACGGCTTCGCCGACGGCGGCTCTGTAGTTTCGATCAAGGCCAAGCCCGCACCGAAACCGGCACCCAAGCCGGTCGCCAAGGCTGCGCCGCCCAAGCCGAAGCCGTTCGCCAACGGCGGCAAGGTCAAGAAGTTCGCCAACGGTGGAATCGAGGGCGAAAGCTCGTCGGGCTGGGTGCAGGAAGAGCAGGAAAAGCTGCGCAACCGCAACGCCACGCTGGCCGATCCGCGCAACGAGGAGCCGGGATACGAAGCTGCGGTGGTGGCTCCGCTGGCGTCACCCGGGCAGGCCGATCAGGACTTGGCGGACATGGCCGCTGCTTCGCGCAGGCCAGCGCCGGTATCGGCCAAGGACTACCCGGACTTCGGCGAGGACGCGCCTGCTTCGAAGAACATCGTCGGTGACTACAAGGAGCCGGGAGACAAGGCCGGAGCCAAGGCCGGGACGGCGGCGGCGTTCAAGGCAGCGGCCAAGAAAGCCGCCAACGAGATCGCCAACTCCGACACACCCATCCCGGCAGGGTCGAAGCCGGGAGCGAGTGGCGTCGCGATCCCGTCCGAGCGCGGCGCGTTCGAAGGCTACGACGCGCACCGGATGCGGGTGCGTGCCGAGTCCGGGGAGCGCCTGCCGGATTACGCACCAGCCGAGCCTGCCGCGCCGACTTTCGCCGACCGCCAGCGTGCCGCCGAGCGGCGTCGTGCTGCCGCCGAGGATGCGCGTGGGTTGAGCGAGGCCAAGGCGGCGCTGCGCGAACGCAATCGTGGAGCAGCGGCTCCGTCCAAGAGCGCGCCGCCCTCACCGATACCGCCACCAACCGGATCGTTCGCGGATCGGCAGCGCGCGGCAGAGAAGCGCCGCCGTGAAGCGGAAGAAGCGCGCAACAAGAAGGGCTGATGGAACGCGCCAGCCAAAGGGTGTTGTCGGCACTCGCAGGTTTGCACGGCAACCAAGACTGGCAAGTGGTCAAGGAGTGGATGAAGACGAGCGCAGCGGAAGACGCGAAGACCTTGCTGATCGCCAAGGACCAGATTCAGGTCCGTTGGCTGCAAGGCTCCGTCCAGACGCTGCAATCGATTCTGGATACCAGTGAAGGCGCGATGGCAGTGATGCATCGCAAACGTACAGAGTGAAGGCAAACACCTCTGGGTAGTCTGAAGCGAAGACGAGGGATCGCTCGCAACGGACGTTTCTAAAGGCTTGCAGACGACATGGCACAGCTTCAAACCGAAAGACTTCCGAACGCCGTCGAGAGGGCAGAGCAGCGTGCGAACGAGTTGCACGCGCAGACGTATGGAAAGCCGGGGGAGGCACCGCCGCAACCTGCGGAGCCGCCACCACCGATCCAAGTTGCAGCGCCCGAAGCTCCAGCGGAACCGGCCAAGCCGGATACACCGCCGGAAGACTCATGGGAGGCGCGCTACAAGGTTCTCACCGGCAAGTACAACGCTGAAGTTCCTCGGCTGGCGGCGGATAACCGCACCCTGAAGGACACGGTGGGTTCGTTGACCGAGCAGGTCGGCAAGCTCACCAAGCAGATCGAAGACGTACAGAGCAAGGTACCAGCAGAGACGTTCATCAAGCCGGAGGAGATTCAGGAGTTCGGTGAGCCGTTAGTGGACATGGCACGACGTGCGGCGAAGGAAGTGATGTCGCAGGCCCAAGGCCCGACGCAGCGCGAGATGTCAGAGTTTCGCAACGAGCTTACCGATCTGAAGAAGACCGCCACTGAAGTGCAGTGGCAGAACTTCATCGACCTGTTGACCAACATCGTGCCCGACTGGGCGCAGATCAACGTCAACAACGATTTCCTGTCGTGGCTGGATGGCGTGGACGAGTTTTCAGGAGCGCCTCGTCAAGTATTGCTGGACCGAGCGAAGGACGCTCGCGATGCACAACGGGTAGCGCGGTTCTTTACGGGATGGAAGCAGGCCAATCAGAACAAGGCGACTAGCTCGCAGAACGCGTTGGAACCGCACGTCGTGCCGGATTCGTCGTCAAGGACGGTGACTCCCCCGGGTAAGCAGAGCATCACCCGTGGGCAGATCGCCGCCTTTTACTCCGACTGGCGCGCTGGGCGTATCGATGACGCGAGAGCGATAGTCATAGAGGCTGAGATCAACGCCGCCACCGCAGAAGGGCGCGTGCGTTAACCCAGAGGAAGCGTCATGCCCGTTTTTCCAAGCACACCACCCGACTATGCGTCGGATAGCGTCACCAAATTCATCCCGGAAATCTGGAGCGGCAAGCTACAGGTCAAGTTCTATCGTTCGACCGTGCTTTCCGAGATCACCAACAACGACTGGGCAGGCGAGATCAAGGGCCACGGCGACAAGGTCATCATCCGTCGCGCACCCGACATCGCCGTTCTCGACTACGTCAAGAACGCGGCACTGTCCAACCAGATTCCGGCCAGCGACACCAGTGAGTTGCTGATCGACAAGGGCAAGTACTTCAGCGTCATCTTGGACGACGTCAACGCGGTGCAGTCCGATCTTCAGTTGATGGATATGTTCACCAACGACGCCGCCGAGCAGATGAAGCAGAAGATCGACTACGAAGTGCTGAATCTGGCTCCGACCAGCAGCTACGCCTACGTCGATGAAGATAATCCGCCGACGCGCACCGACATCCCGTGGGCTTCAGTGGTCGATCTCAAGAATCAGGGTGCCACTGCTGGCAAGATCAGCAGCAGCGTCAATCTTGGCACTGGCGCTGCCCCGTTGACCCCGGTGCAAACCGCTGTCGCCGGTAACTTCTCACAGGTGGCTTGCAATCCGCTCGACGTGATCCTGCGCGCAGGACTGGTGCTGGACGAGCAGAACATCCCCGACAACGGACGCTGGATCGTGCTGCCGTCGTGGATGGGCTTCATGCTGAAGACGTCGGACCTGAAGGCGGTGTACCTGACCGGCGATCCGACCTCCCCGCTGCGCAACGGCAAGATCGGCATGGTGGATCGTTTCACCGTGTACCTGTCCAACAACTACAAGCCGAACGGTGCTGGCCCTACCGCTGCGCTGTTCGGCGCTCGCGACGGCATCAGCTTCGCGTCGCAGATCACCAACGTCGAGACGTTGCGTTCCACCACCACGTTCGGCAACATCGTGCGTGGGCTGAACGTGTTTGGCTACGGCCTGACCGCGCCGACGGCGCTTGGCATCGTGCAGATCAAGCCACCGGCACCTCCGGGACTGATGATGGCAGAAGGCGAAAGTGCAGCAGAGCGGCGTCGTCGCGAGCGTGACGAGCATTACGAGACGCTGCGCCGTCGTGACCAAGCCAAGCAGGCCAGCCGTGATGCGATGGCGAAGGCGACCCGCGAGTACCAGCAGCGTTACGACGAGATTCAGGACGACTCCGACTCCGGTCGCGTGCGTACGCGCGCGTTCATGGGCGAGGCGATCCCCGAGTCCGAAGAGCGCACCGAGAACGCCATGCCGATGAAGGAAGAGGACGCCAAGCGGTACGACGAGAACCGCGACACGTTCGGTGGCGAAGGCGTGCCGAGCGCCAGCGGTGGCGGCAGCGATCTCGCCGATCCGCGCGGCGATGGGCGTCACACCCGTCCGGGCACCAAGACCAAGGTCGAGGAGCGTAACGAGGATCGTGAAGCGCGCGTTGAGCGTCAGCGGACCGAGAATCCCGAGCAGACCGGTGGCGTGAAGGATGTCGCTTCCGAGCATCGTGCGGCGCGTACGCAGGGCTTCCAGTCCCAAGCCGACGACGACGCGGAGAAGCCGAAGAAGAAGTGATCGGTCTGTAGCGTGACCCACCCCGGGGGAGTCCTGTCTGTTCCCCGGGGGTTTTGCTGCGACTACAGAGGAGCCGATCATGTTGGCAAGCGAGGTCATCGACCGCGCTCGACTTGTCCTGCAAGACCCGGTTACGGGGCTTCCAGTGGACGGCGTGCGTTGGAAAGATGCCGAGATGTTCCAGTGGATCACCGACGGCCAGCGCGTCATCGTGCTGGTGCGACCGGACGCGTGCGTAGAGAACGCACAGATCAAGCTGGCCGCTGGCACCAAGCAGACGATTCCCGAAGGCGGGCTGCGTCTGCTCGACGTGGTGCGCAACATCCCCACCATCACCAGCACCAACGGACGTGCGATCCGCTTGGTGGATCGCGAGGTTCTGGATACTGCTGACCCGAACTGGCACACCCAGAAGCCTGCGGTGGTGATCCGCAGCTACGTGTTCGATAACCGCGACCCGACCGTGTTCTACGTGTCGCCACCGGCCATCAGGCCGGACCCGAAGATGGGCGAATCGGTGGTCGAGGTCATCTACTCCAAGATGCCTGCCGACGTCACCGCTTCGGCCAGCCTGCTGTCGATTCCCGACATCTACATCGACCCCTTGCTGAACTACGTTCTGTTCCGCGCCTACAGCAAGGACGCCCAGTTCATCCAGAACGCGCAGCTTGCGGCGGCGTACCTGCAATCGTTTATGACCGTGCTGGGCATCAAGGGCCGTCGCGACATCTCGTTCGCGCCCGACCTGCACAGCAAGGGTGCGCTGCCCAACGCGGCAGCGATCCAGATGGAAGGTGCGTGATGCCCAAGGTCATGGACGATCTGTTGCCGTACGTGTTGCCCGATCTTCCCGGCGTGTCCGAGCAGCAAGCGGCAACTGCGCTTGTCTCGGCGATGATCGACCTGTGTGAGCGATCACTCGTTCTACAGAGGGACCACGACGCGATCAACGTGGTCGCCGACAAGGGTGTCTACGACCTCGATGCGCCAACCGGCTACGTCGTCCACAAGGTGATGAAGGCGTGGTATCGCACGTCGCCGATCTGGCCTGCCCTTCCAGACGACATGGACGACGCGCATCTGTACCACGCTCGCGTTGGCGGGCCGGTGGCGTTCGTCCACAGAGGAGAGCGCACCATCTCTCTGTACCCGGTGCCGAGCGAGACTGTCGATAGGGGGCTGACCTTGCGCATGGCGATCAAGCCCAAGCGTGACGTCGTCAACATCGATGACGAGTTGTACGAGGACTACATCGAGGTGATCGCCGCCGGGGCCAAGGCCAAGCTCCAGATCACTCCCGGCAAGCCGTTCACCAACCCACAGATGGCGGGCTTCAACCAAGGTCTGTTCACTGCCGGGATCAATCGAGCGATGCTGCGCGCCAACAAGGGCCACAGCCGCGCCAACCTCTCTGTACGGATGCGGAGAATCTGATGAACCGAGGGGCAGCCCTATGAGTGCGGCCATCTACAACGTGGTCATCGAGCAGGGGGCGACGTTTCGTTTCCCACGCTTCCAGTTCGGCACGCTGCTGGTGGATGCCAACAGCGAGCCGATCCTCGATTCCGACGGCAACTACCAGATCGATGAGCCGCGCGACTTCACCGGTTGCAAGTTCCGCATCCAGCTTCGCCTGAAGCAGCGCACTGATGCTGACATCGTCTGCACCATCACCTCCGAGGATATCGACGGCGGCATCACCGGGGACGCCAACGGCAACATCGAGGCGACCATCCCGGACGAGTTGACCGACAAGGTGATCAAGAACGGCTACTGGGACTTGAAGTGCTACAACCCCGACCAGACCGAGGACCGGCTGGTCGAGGGCACCGTCACCGCTCGTCTCGCCGTCACTGCCGACGATGTCTGATGTCGTCCTCATCGAGGAACCGCCAGACGTCGTACTGGTCGAGCCGCCGCTCGCCCCGTCCGGCTCTGTGCTGGTCACCACCCTGCCGATACCGGCACTGGTGGTGGTCACCCCGCCGTCTGCTCCCGCTGCCGTAGTCATCATCGAAGCGGCCCGTGGGCCGCAGGGCTTCCAAGGGCATCAGGGGTATCAGGGCGTCCAAGGCGTGCAGGGTGCGCCGGGGCCGCGTGGCTTTCAGGGCGACCAAGGTTTCCAAGGCTCGCAAGGGCCGATGGGGTATCAGGGCTGGCAAGGCGCGCAGGGTTACCAAGGTGCGCAGGGACCGCAAGGCTCTGTAGGTGCGCAGGGCTTGCAGGGTAGCCAAGGCCAGATCGGCGTCACCGGGGTGCAAGGCCCGCAGGGCGTGCAGGGCGTGCAAGGCGCGCAGGGCATCACCGGCTCGCAGGGTCCGCAGGGCTTGATCGGCCCGCAAGGCCCACAGGGAACGCAGGGCTACCAAGGCGTCATCGGCAAGTTCACCATCAGCCAGACGCCGCCGGTCAACCCGGAGCATGGTGACGCGTGGTGGGATAGCGACGACGGCACCTCGTACGTCTACTACTTCGACGGCACGTCCGCGCAGTGGGTGCAGTTCGTCGGCGGTGCCGGACCGCAAGGCCCAGCCGGAGGCCCGCAGGGACCGCAAGGCTCTGTGGGGGCGCAGGGACCGGCTGGCGGGCCGCAGGGTCCACAGGGCGTTGCAGGCGGTCCGGGCGTACAGGGGCCGCAAGGGGTCGCTGGCGTAGCCGGACCGGCTGGTGGCCCGCAAGGACCGCAGGGCGCGACCGGTGCCGGAACGCAGGGACCGCAGGGATCGCCCGGATCGCAGGGTGTCCCCGGCAGTCTTGGCCCGCAAGGTGCAACCGGCAGCGGCGCGC